TTTAACACCATTTCCACATTCTTGTGAAAGTTACTATGACTCAGGGCTCGTTTTTTAATGAGGTTTATCTCTTCCTCAATAGACACTTCATCAACGTTAGGATCATTTAAATCTTCATTTTGGCGTAAGATAGCACGAAGCTCTTTCAAACGCCCATGATCTTTTGAATGATGCTTCTTCCAAAGCATTATCCAAGCATAACACAACAAACGATATAATATCATCGTATTATCAACAATGGTGTTACCTTGCCCGCTCGGATTCCCAGTGTCCTTAACAATTACGTCACCAAGGGGTGTGACCATAATAGAATGGATCAAATCATAATATAAGTTATGCATTCGCATCAAATTTTCCGGTGTTTGATGATCAGGACGTAAATACCTGAACCGGATATCAGCTTGGCCCCAAAGGGCTCTCCTGAAAATTGACGCGTCATAATCTGACTCATCTAACTCAAAACCAAATTCGTGTTTCATCAAACGGCGGACCCAACGATCCCAACCGCCATAGTACTTAGTAGCACCTACATAAGACGCAGATCTCCCCGCAGATGCATAAAACCTCTGGTTGATATCGTGATTCAACCGGGTATTAGCATGGGAGTGCGTAGCACTACTAGCACAAAACGCACGAATCTTTCCTTGACGAATCTTCTCAACAGACCGTAACTCATACTTATCTGAGAGATTCCAGAAAGTCGGAACAGGATCATCAATCGATAACCGTTCCCAATATTCCTCTTGATTAGAAATAAATTCTGCTGATTCAAAGTATTGAGATTTTTTATGATACATTAAATTATGCGGATAACCCGGCGAAGTTGTTTTCACAGCCTCGGCAGTCGCTACATCATGAGTAACAACAACAGAGTTAGAACAATACGGCATCCAATGCTTATACGTCCACTCCCCAGATAGTTCCCACGCCTCTTCATCAAGAGTTGGTTGTGGGCGATCATACTTACTGGCTCCTCGATAATTCGAGCTTGGAACTGGCTGGCACATACGGTACTTATTTTCCCAGTAATAGCCGCTCTCAGAGCTCCATTGCAACACAGTAGGATCTTCAAACCCTTTAACATCCCAACTAGGCTGATTTCGGTAACTATAACCCGCATATTGGCAATAATTATTGGTAAAAGCTTTATTATAATAACATTCTCCAGTCAAACGATTAGTTGCAGGTATAGCGCCATCCTCCCTTAGAAAGATACCCCTATAATAACTACTACCATCCTTGCGACGACAATGCGTCGACCACCACTCACTGGCAGTCTTCAAACGGTGTTGCATACTTTGCAGATGCTCCACCTGGGATGGCAGCTGGGGTCCCGTGCTCTCGAGCACGGGTGGCGCTACTCGTTTTTTGGAGTGCTAATACCATGGGCTTCATCTAAAAATCCTTGGGTTATCGGTATAAAACCGTTTGGTTTCCCATTACCACCACTTCGGTGAAAACCAATCAATTTCCCTTCAGCTGTCCATACACCACAGCCAGAATTTCCAGGCAATGTCGGAGCATCATACAACATTTGCTCCCCACTACGACAAACTAACTTTCCTTGACCTATAGCAAGTTCAGGATAAGTAGCTACGATAAAAACATCTCCACTATAATCAGGAGAAGGAATCTCAGCCTTTATATTTGGCATCTTAAACTGTGGAGGCGCCGGC